ATACCCTGGATATCATGTTTGGCTATCGTGAGCTGAGCCTGTCAACCATGTTTGATAAGGCTGCTGATGAGCGCAATCACCTGGAACAGGCCATGGTTTGGACGATTACTACGCTCTTGCGCCAACATGCCAAACGTAAGTTGAACATGACCAATGCAGAGGCTGAAATCTATTCACAGCGTGGTGCAGTGGTGGTGCGTCGAGCGGAGAACGTATGGCACGCCCTGGTGAAGTTAACTAAGGACATTTTTGTGGTGAAGTCTGGTATCACCATGCTTGGAAACATCATGAGTAACAAAACCACTCTGATGCTCTATGGTGTGCCTTTCAAGGATATCTTGGCCAATAGCAAGATTGCCTGGGAAAGTGCAGAAGACTATGCCCGGGACAACAAAGAAATGTTCCGGTTACAGAACCAGTTGGATACCGGCTACATCATGGGTAGTACTGCGGATCTGGAAGAGCGTGTTGCACAGCTCAAAGATTCACTCGCCAATAATCCGGTGAGTAAGTTGATTGATGCGGGTCTGATGCCTACCATTGTTGAAGACATGGAAGCTCAAGACGATGACTTTGATTACAAACCTGGCTTTGTTATGAAAGCAGAGAAGATGCTTGATAAGCTGAACCCTACTGTGCGTGAAGTAGGTAATCAGTTGCTTATGGGGCACTCTACCAAGATGTACAAGACACTCTCTCGCATAACGCAGATGAGTGACTTTACTGCACGGTATGTGCTGTATCAGCACCTGACTTCACTCAAGGAAGATCCAATGACCCCTGCAGAGGCTATTCAAGAAGCGTCTGAGGCATTTGTGAACTATGACATTCCGTTGCATCGTAAGTTGCATTACTTGGACAAAATGGGTTTCCTGATGTTCACCAAGTACTTCCTACGGATTCAGCGAGTTATCCGAGGCAGGTTCCGTGAGGCACCGGGCAAGGTAATGCTGTTGATGGCTGCACAAAGTTACTTTTCCTGGCTACCCTCTATCATTGACTCATCTATGTTGATTCGTTTTGGGAATAACCCACTGAACTCAGGAGCACTGCAGTTCTTCACTGCAGGTGATGACATCTTGACCATGAAGGCTGCTTTGAGTATTGTTAAACCTTAATAAGAAAAGCCCTCTAAGAGGGCCTTTCTTGCTACAGGTCTTCGATTTTTTCGTTATGGGCCTCTATCAGGTCTTTAATCAACCTGGCTGTGAGGAAGATAACGGTTATCACCAGCGCAGCACCCCATACCAATGCGCTGGCTGTAGCTACTGCGATTACCACCGCTGTACAGATGCCGATTACTATTACTGCCAGTATCACGGCCCCTATCCACTTTAGCATTTCCATTTGAAACGCCTCATAAGCTGAATAGGCTGGAGGTCTTCACAGGTACAGCTTCTGATTCCTGCGCTGTATCGCTGGATGGTTGTGGTTGGTTGTTGACATCAGCCGGTTGCTTGGTTGGGGTGCTTGAGCTTCGTCGGTCTAAAGTAACTCCACCATCCTCAATCGTGACTTCTGCAGATAAGCCGTTGTCTTTACGTCCTGAAGTGAAAGCAATCTCGACTACTTTCCCAGTCAGATTGATACCTTGCAGAGAAATGAACTGCCGTAAAGCGGCCTCAATTTCTACTTGTTTAAGGTGTATTTGCATAGATTTTCCTTATTTGCGCTGTTTCATAATTGACAGCAGTTGTTGAAATGTGTTGCTGGCCATGCCTGCGTAGATCGTGGCTGTGGCGTCAGCTTGATGTTCTGCTTTAGATGTATTGACTAAGACTTTACCTTTTTGAACATACATGGGCCAATTCGCCTCTGGATGTTTGTTCATAGCCCACTCAATCATCTGCAGTTTTGTTGCGGTAGCTGTCCCTGCGCCAGCGAGTTTAACTTCAGCAGGCGAAACTTCAAATATGGGTATACCCATGGCTCTCAGAGAACCAAGCACACCTACACAGACTCCGTAGGAAGCCATAGCTCTTGCTGATTGACTTCCTACAGGAACTTCTACAAAGATCGCTTGAGCGCCCTCAGCAGCCTTTATAGCCCCTTCACAGAGCTGTTTAGCTGACTCAAGATCAAGACTGTTCTGCCTTACTTGTTTTCCTTTAGGAAGGTTGGGGTTGATCACATCCACACGATCAATCTGTAAAGTACCTGGTTGCCCAGGTACCACATTGCCTTGGGCTATACCCCAGTTCCGAAGACTGGGATCTAGACCAACAACCTTTATGGTGTCAGGTTGTAACATCGGATTCTGCTACAGGAGCATCATCTGTTTCGACAATGAATGGCAATTCCCCTAGACGCAGCAGACTAATCGAGATTCCTGTCTGGAATCCTGTTAGTAAGTCACCTGTCAGAACGATGGGCTGCTCACCCTCAAAACACACTTCTGTCCCATCTGGAATTGTCATCATGTGCTCCAGAGTGGCTACTTCTTTCTTATGCCAACTGGACAACAGGCTAACCATGGTGTCTAGATCAGAGATTGGGAAAGTTTCGTTGGGGGTGGTACTCATTGCTGGCTTTCGTGTAGTGTTTGACGTAGTTGATATCCCATCAATGGCCACACCTTCTGTACTGCATTCTCACGAGCAATCTTTCGGCCAATCTCAGCATCGAAGTTCTCAGGGGAAGCACAGGCTGATTCACCAGTAACGGTGAAGCCATTCTTCAGAACCAAGACACAGAACGTGAGTAAGCACAATGGTCCTGCTGGTTTTAATCTCTGACGAAAGCCGGTATTGACTATGAAAGATTCTTCTGTAGCTAGTATCTTTCGTTCTAATTCAGCACCAGCAATTCCTTCATAAGCAGTGAAGTAATGCTCACTGGCAATGTTGGCTTGAATATCAGCAGGTGTAATACGTGGTGCTGTAAGCCCCTTGGCTTGGATTTCCTGCTCAATTGCTGAGTCACAGGTGCGGGGTGATTGGATATGGTTCATGGATGTAAGCAGAGTGGTAATGAAAAATGCCCCATTGCTGGGGCATTACAGAGTGCAGATGGCTTAACCAAACAAGCTGGTTGCTGGTTTCTTGGTAGTCATGTTGCCAGAGTTGGCTGCACTGGGCTTACCTGCACCGGCTGGAGCACCCTTGGACTTGTCCTTGGTTTTGCCAGCCCACTTAGCTTCCCAGCTATCTGCAAAGGTGGCTTCTGCTGCCTGGCCACGGATTTCAGCCGTAGTCATACGATCTGAGCTACGGAACAACTTATCAATTTCGTTTTCTTCACGGAATTCGCCGGTTGCAATGTAGATACCGTCATCATTCTTCTGGGTCTTGTCCACTTTCTGTTTGATCAGACCAACCAGAATGTCTTGGCCAATCAGATCCATCAGTGCTTCTACTTTGGTAGGCACTTCAGCTTTGGCTTCTGGAGAGTAGACTTTGACTACTTTGGTTTCTGTATCCAGCTCAGAGATTTCCTTGCCTGTGGTGAGCAGAGCCAAAGCATTGGCGTGGATGAAGCCAGGGAGAAAGTGCTTTTCACCATCTTTCTCATAGTAGTTTTTACCACCTTTGGCGGTACCAGAAGTCATCCAGAGAGTCTGGCGAACTTCCCGGTTGTCTGCTGTCTTGAGATTGAGTACCAATCCCATAGCGCCACTGGCAGCTTTGTTAATGTAGGCCATTGCAACTTTAGCGGCATACAAACCAGACTCAAGGGCGGAGTTACCTCCTAGAGAGTCGGTTTCTTGTGCAATAGATGCGTCGGATGCGAGAGAAGAGAGAATTGACATATGTTTTACCTTATTAGGTGGTTTTGCTGGAAGGGACTGTGATTGTAGTTAACATTACGTTGTTAAGTTAACTACTAATGATGTTTGTATGCATTAACTGCTGTTGAGTTGTGCATTAGAGGGTATCAACCACATTGAATGTGGCTTATGCGTAGTACTCTTTAAGTCTATTGAGTACAAGCTGTATATTGTTGTCTATGTAAGTCTCCTTAGTGTTGAATAGGCCCAATGGGCCACGTAATCGCTCGTTAACAGTATCTTTAGTCAGTTTGCACTGGAATACATACTTGTAACCCAGTGAAGTCTCTTCTGGAGTGATGTTCAGTAGTGCTGAGTCGTAATCCTTCAGTGCTTTAAGTTGCACTTTCTTGGATGCGATCACCACAGAGAAGTAGCTTTCAATGCCGTTGTTCTTCAAGGAACCTTTAACAGGTACCTTGGTTTCCATCAGCATTTCGGACTCATTCAATGTGTCAGAGGTATGGGCAGTGAAGATGATTTGCTTGGTAGATCGGGCCACATAGTTCTGCATCAGTACTTTGAAGTACTGTGCAAAGTCGCCCCAGGCTTTCATGCCATTGGCTGATGGCAGCACATAGACTGACTCATACATATCTAGAAGGTAAGTAAGTGAGTCCACCACAATGGTGTGAATGTGTGCCTGTGATTCGGCCCACTCGAAGGCTTCATTGATCTGGAGTGGATCAACAACGGTCTTCTGAATGAACTGTGCTTTGAAGGGCAAGCGTTTGCCTGCTTCACAGTTGAGGTACAGCACCCCTTCAGGGTTGCTTAGACCCATGAGTGAGGCTGATTTACCTGTAGCAGATTTGCCGCAGAGTAAGACCAGATGGTCATTGACTTGGTTGGACATGGTTTCCTTTTGTTAATGGATCAACAAAGTGCCCCGGAGGGCACTTGTTTCGTTGGTTATTCCAGTGAGCAGCAAGCAAGTCATCAATGACTTGTTTGCCGTACTGGCAGTACAGCTTGCACAGGGTTTCATGGGAGTGGTTAACGTAGGGGATGCCTGGTTGGGACACCTCCTTTACATACTCAGCAATGCGGTAGTCCATGGCGCTACTTCTTGGCAAGAGTCTTCATAACAGTGATCATGATGGTGCTCATGATTTCTGCCTCATCCAACTTGTCAGCGATCTTTTCGTTCAGGGCAACAACCCGGGCACGAATGCCCTCAAAGTCATAACCACCGTCCATCAAGATCATGGCGTAGCGCAGCAACAGGTTGTTGCGGTTGCCATCCCCTATGTTGTTGATCACCCAACGCTCCAGGTTGTCCATGGATTGCTGAGAGTCCATCAACTGCTTGCGCTCTTCGTTCTTACTGGTTTTGGGAATGAAGGGCAGGGCATCCAGTAACTCACCTTCGTTGTATTCAAAGGTTCCGTTATGAGACATCCATTTACGCGCTCGCTGATTGGTCCCTGTGTCCACCTCAAATGGTAGCCAAGAGTAGATGTTTGCCATGAACTCTTTGTAGTCCTTGGCATCCATTTCCAGCTCGTAGTTGATTGGCAAAATGACGCGAAAACGGTTCTCCTCATCGGTATGTCGCTTGGTTGTGTACATCAGGTACTTGTACCCTTTGAGCAGCAACTTGGCGGCAGCCATGGTGACTCCCCCATCCACATCAATGACAACCAGGTTGAAGCCAGGAATGCAGTTCTCTTCGTTACGGTAACCACCATTGAGATGGTGGGCTACCCAGTGCATACCTGCTGCTTGGGTCAGCTTGTGAAGCTGGTCAAACGGAGCACGTTCATTGTTGTAGTCAGTGGTAATGTCCTGGCTGTAGGCAATGACCATCTTGTTCAGATCAGTCTCTTTCAAGGTTTCACCTCGTAAGAACTCAATACCATCACTGAAGGATTTCTTGATGATGATGTTGTTCTTGTAACCATAAGCAATAGCCAGGTTCAACATCTCTGTCTTCTGCCCATTAGCTCCACGGTAGAAAGGTAAGTCTTCCACCAGGTCAGCCTGCGTAATGTCCCGTTTTACCGTGGCCACATACTTGGCTAACTTGACGTAGTTGCGATCCCGTGTGAGCAATCGTGAGAATGCTGAACCAGATTCCTCTGCCAGTTTGATAGCGTAGTACAAGTGCTTCTCTGTTAGCTCTGGTGAGTCATCAATGAATGCATACGCACCGGCCAGTTTGAGTGCTTTGAAGTAACGGTGTGAGATTTCTGCTTTCTTGATTTCCTCATACTCGGTGTAGCTGTTGGCTTCCTTTTCACATTTCAGCTTGTACTCAATCAGCAGCAGACTGGTTTCCTTGGTCATTACCAAACGCTTGTTGACGTTGATAATGTCGGCCAGATTTCCAAGGTGATCCGACAACTCATCCAGATAAGTGTTGCTGTCTCTGTTAACCAACATTTGATACACCTCTTCAGGTGTCTTGTTGTTGTCCCCTTGCTGATGGTTGCTATAACCAAAGAAGCATCGGCGTGCATAACCTGTTTCCAGCAAGGCATACAGCTCTTCTTCTGTTTTGCCACCGTTGAGCAGACTGGATGGCGTACCAAAGAGCATCATGTTGGATGGCGTATTGCCAATGATTTCTTCCTTACGGGTGTTCTCAGCAGTACTGAGTTTGAGCTTGTCTTCCACCAAGCCAACGTCATACAGTTCCAGGAAAACTCCCAGAGCATCCTTGGCTGCTGTGAGGTTCAAACCAATCTCATCCACCTGAAGATTCAGGCTGCCAGCATCACACATCAATAGCTTGTGGCGTAGGTGTTTGACTGCTGGTACCGTGGCTTCATTGAAGCTGAACATCAGTGGGCCAATGCTCTCAAATTCCTTCTGTACTTTGATCAGTTCATCGTCTGGATCACTGTTTTTACGTTGTGCGCGTTTCAGTGCCAGTTTAGGTAAGTTCTGCTCTGCCAGTACATGGAAGGTTTCTTCCATGAAGCGTTGACGAAACTGGTTAATCACCTGGTTTTTGATGATGTTGGTAGAGTGTCCTTTACCAGAACCAGAGGTGCTCAGGTTCAGTGCGAACATGTTGACTGGCAAGTCACCCCTGTCATGGGTGGCAATGGTGCAGCGCATGGTGGAAGCCAGTACGCTGAAGTAGTAACCCACCACTACTCGAAAGAACAGTGGGTTGTCGTTTTGTACCTTATTGCACAGAATCTTCACCAACTTCTCTGAAGTTGGGTGGTATTCCATTTGATCAAATGAGAGCATAGTTTTTCCTTGGTTACATAAGTAAGTCACCCTGAGCAATCAGAGCGTCTTTTTGACTGCAGACTGCAAATGCTGGGCAGCGTTTGCAGGCAGTTACCTGTCCTGGCTTCTCCAGCACCAAGCCCTTGCCACCTTCTTCAGCCAACCGGATGTAGGCTTCTTGTTTGGTGTCAAAGTTCTTGGTGCTACGGGTAGTTTTCTCTGGGTTCTTGTAGTACTTGAACACCGGAGCACTGCGCCACAGGTCTTCATCGCTGCACAGTGGAATAGACTCTTCTGGCGCATCCCAGTACTCATCAATCTGATTCAGCTTGTTGCGTACATAGCGGTCTGTTTCAGGAATACTCATCAGGTGAAGAATGCGCTGTTGAATGCGGCTCTGTGGGTACCCTGATTCAGACCGTGCCCGGGCTGCAGACCAGTCTGTGAAGATGAACTGGATGGCCATCACATCCTGGGTCACAATCTCTGGATTGAGCCAACGGTAGATACTTCCTTGCAGGATGTACTTGTCATCGTTGGTGTTATTCATTGCGGTGTAGGTGGAAGTGGTTTTGAAGTCCTCCACACGACCATCACCTACAAAGTCAAACTTGCCTGAGACAAGGTATTTACCTACTTGCTTCTGCGTACGCTGTTCCAGATAAATGGGGATGATCCCATCGGTCAACTGTTCTGGTTTGGGATTGATACGGATGCGATCAATGATCTTCTGTGGATGGCCCAGTGTCTCCATGGCCCTTGCATAGTTGTCTACCCAAGCACGCTCAATACCATCATGGATGGCAGATCCTATGCGAGATGGGATCATTTGAATGAGGTCTACGGAAGAGTCATCGTTGTTGACACGTTTGCTTAGAACAATCTGACGCAAGGGTTTGATCAGGGTGGTAGCAGAGATGGTTGCGTCATCGTGGTCGTAGTTATCTACTGCCAGAAACACGGCAATAGACAAAGGGACTGCACTTACATTGGCATATGTTTTCATGGTGAAACTCTATTGGTTACTAAGTCTTTTCAATGTTCAATTGAAGCCAGCGGGTTAATGTGTCCCGTGCTTCCCGTATATCTTTGAACTGGCTTTTGCCCCCAGTGCGTACACCCGACAGCAACAGTTTTTTACTGGCATGTTGGATAGCACCGGATGGGTCTTGGATGTTGAATAAATTGTGTACGGCATACACATCTATCTCCATCAAGCCATCCACACGTTTGTAGTAGTGTGGGTAACGCTCTGCCATGGGCTTGTTCTCTTCAATATGGTGGGCAGCGGTTGTTGAGATTTCGTTTATGCAATCCAAGCAAAAATCTTCTCCTTTTTTTGGTATGTAATCACAACCAATGGATTTGCAGAGAGCGCGCATTTGTCTTCTTTCCTAGTTATGTTGATGAACCTGTTTTGGTGAGCTACCGCTACTCGCTGCACTACTGGGCCGAAGAGTCAGTAAACTAAATTACAGATCAGCGGTGCGTCGTATTCCAATAGCATCTGCTTTGGCAGTAGCTCATCAAAAAGACTCCCCGGAGGGAGTCT